CTATTGATAATGCCGATAATCGGATTGGCAATGGCGCGGACGACTCCCAGCATCCCGTTCCATATCGTGTCCCAATTATCCCTAATCATAAACAGGGCTTTAATCAGCGCACCGCCTGGGAGGAGCCAGCCCAACTTGGAGTTGAAAACTGACTTGATTGCACCTGCAACCATGTCCCAAGTATCTTTCAACACTCGGACAATCGTGTCCCAGTTCTTGAATATGAGAATCGCCGCCGCTACCGCCGCCACGATGCCTAGAATGATGAGGCCCACTGGCCCCATTGCAATATTTAAGGCGGTCATGGCCGCCGATTGAAGCCACGTTACCGCCGTGGCTATGGTTTGGGATGCCGCCATTGCAGATATACCCGTCGCAATAGCCGGGGCCATAATAACAATTGGCCCCAGGGCGGTGGCAAAGTTCCCAATAGGAGCAAGGGCTTCCTTAGCCCGATTCTTCATAATATCGAACTTGTCGGACATTGTTAAGGTGGCCGCGCCAAGGTCTGCCACCTTGCCCTCAGAGTTCTCCATCGCCGCTAACATATCAGTTAATGAGAACGCGCCTTTGTCAATCGCATCCTTGAATCGGATACCCGCCCCTGCGCCAAACAGGTCAGTCGCAATCCCCAAAGCCTCAGTGTCTGTTGCGGCGTTCTGAATATTGGCGATGGCATCCTGCAAGCCCGCCGACATATCGGTGACGCCCTCGGACGCTAGCTTCTTAATTGCAGTGTTTAGTCCTGGCATCATCTTGCCAGCATCAAGTCCCGCCGCTTCCATGTTACCGATAAGTGCGGTTGACTCATCCAGGCTCAACCCCATTTCGGCCAGCTGAGGGCCAAACTTGACGACAGTATCCGCCAACGAGGACATGGGAACGCCCACCGCCTGGGATACCGCAGTCAATTTGTCCAACTGGGAGCGGGTTTCCTCTGCGGGAACCCCGAACGCAATCATCGAGTCAGCGACCGATTTAATCATCGGCCCAGCTTCTTCACCCATCGCCCTGGATACGTCCAAGAATGCTTTGGTCACATCCTCCAGGGCGTCGCCCTCCAAGCCCATCTCGGTGTTAACGTCTGCGATGGCTGACGCTACCGCCGCCGCATCCTGTGGAACTTCTTTCCAGACATCCCGAAAGGATTGGGTTAGACCTTCCAACTGTTCGCCAGTTGCGCCAGTTCCAGCCGCGATTGTGTTCGTCGCCTCCTGGTACTCCTGACCCAACTTTGTGGCCGCCCCAGCCGCCAGTGTGAGGCCACCAGCCGCCATAGCAACGCCCTTCATGGCCGAACGGAACTTCTCACCCATACCTTTGACGTTCTTCTCGGCGTCTTTGGTATCGGCGTCAACCGTTATTGTGACCGTGTTTGCCAATCTATTCTTCCTCGACCTTGCCCTTGCCTACTATGTCCAGCATCCTCAGCACCCCAACATCCTCGGTCATTACCTGAGAGGGCAGGCAGTTATACCGTTGGCATAAGCCGTCAATAATCTCGGCCCGCTGGAGTTCCGGTGGTTTCTGTACAGGGGTTCCGTCTTGATACGTCCCGCCTCGGACAGCCAGCCACCTGTCTATTCCGAGGCTGAGACTTCCCCCGCCGTTGTAACGGCCTCAGACCATGCGCCCAGGATAGCCGTTCCCAGCGTTGGCGGGAGAGACATAAAACCCACAGCGTCCGCCGGGAGGGTAGTGCCGTCTTCGTCCTGGATGTTCCAGGCTTCCAGTATTTGTGAACCGAACATCTCAAACGCCGCCTTCATACTCCCCGTTCCCGATTCGTCCGAGGCTAATGCTTGGAGTTCAAAGAAGGTTCTAATGTCCACGTCAAGCCTAGTCTCAATGAACATGCCCTCATACTCTGGTTGAGCAAACTCCAGCCGCGCCCTACGCCTCTGGAGAACGAAGGGTTTGACGCCATTGTTGGTCGCCACCATCAGACCGTTGACCAGGCGGGAACCGTGCCGTCTGAGAGATTCAGCGTGGCCGTCCAGGTCAACACGCCTGCGGAGTCTCGTGCGATGTTGTAGTTCGCGATGACCATTTCCATTGCCATCTTGGGATTGCTGGACGAGTTGCCGCCAATGCGGATGTCCACGGTTCTGGCAGTTGTTCGCGTTTTGAATACGTCATGGGATTTATTACTTGCCGCATTAAACGTGCCAGTGAACGTGATGTCGCCGTCGCTCATACCTGTGAGCCGCTCCCTTGCGGATTTATCCAGTCCCGTGGTCTCCAACAACTCTTGGGCGATGTTGATGCCATACCCGCCGCTTATGTCATTGCTGATGTCGCGTGCCGACCCGCCACTGTCGTCCACGGCGACGTAGTCGCCGAGTCCCGTTTGCTTTGCCATCTTCTAGCCTCCTAAATTCTATTGGCCATTATTGCGTACGTTATCGAGCCGGAGGACGCATCCAACACCACCCTCTGGCGAAGATACCTGTTGACTGTTCCCGTGAACTCAGCCCTGGCGGCTCCTATGCCGTCAGATGCTGTCACGGTAGCTGTCGAGACATCCGTCCACGACGAGTTGTTGGTGCTGTGCTGGACGTTCAGAACCCATCGGGCATTCCCACCTACTGCCGAGAGCGCAGTGATTTGGTAATACCACGACCCGCCTGAACTGCTAGATGCGGAATTATCCACCGAAGTGCCAGAGGTGGATGATGTAATTGTGTCGGTGTGAGAGGTCAACATAATCCCGAACTCTGGGCCGGAGCCGTTGGCTGAGAAGGTTGCCGACGCACTAATTGCTGAGCCAGCAGAACGGGTTACGCTATACGTTCCCTCCTTCGATACCAGCCCCACGCCAGGGTCACCCACAGACGCGCCCATCGGAACGAGGACATCCTGGTCAGCCGTTGGCAGTTTGCCGGAGTTGGAAGTCCAGACCGCGTGCTGGCGGGAAGACGCATTATCAAACCATGCCTCCACCCCAACCTCACCGTCCACTATCCCCACAATTCTTTTGCGGGCCGATACGTCCAGAGTTGTGACATCCAACAATTCGTTGCTGTATCCCAAACTGGACAGCGCGTTAGCGTCCCCGCTCAAGTCGTAACCCTCGACGTATAACCGAACGTTTAACCCGTTCACCTTTGCCATTGCATATGCCTCATAATTGCGCCCCTCTTAGGGCATCCTGGTGCGTCTAGGGCGTGATTGTGACCTCGCCATATAGTTCCATCTCAAACGGAACTGATACGGTGCGAAACACCCCGCCTCCCATATTGATATAACCCACCGTTGCAGGGCCGAGACTGCTATCGGTCACGTTGCCACCCAGGTCGGCGTCAGAGCGGAGTTGTGTGTCAATCTGCACCATTGCGTCCCAGACAGCCAGTTCGATGCTCTCACGGACATCTGGAGCGTCCTGCATACGGAAATACGCCCGCACCATCACCGTCGTCCGTGACCCAATGTCTCCCAGCGTTTCGAAAGCATTGACCCTACCCGTCATCCAGAACGCCAACACAGGCGTTCCGGCTAGTGCCAGCGGCTCCCCTCGATACACCGCCACAAAAGCGGGGTCTGTAATCGCTGAGAGTAGAACGTCAATGCGGTCAAGCGCACCTGAACGGCTCACTCCAATGCCTCAATAATCGCGTCGCCGATATATTTCTCGTAGAGTTCTGGGTTGTTCTGGATATGGTCATAGGCGTTCTGAAACATATGCCAACCAGGGAACCCAGGTCTGGCACGGTTTCGGTCATCAATTCCCTCAACCCAGTTGGAGTAGACCAGATTCCGGCCATACCGCTCCTCCCCTGCGTCAACCTGGGTCACATTGTCTCTGACGAAACTGGCAGAGATGTGATTACGAAGATTGCCAGTTATACGCCCGTGTCCTGGCTCTAGTTGTTCCTTGACACGGTTCGCGCCTTCAAACTGGGCAAGGTCTAAAAGTCCTCGGTTGACCGCCGCCTGGAAGCCCATTGAAATCTGAGCGGGCTTTTTAAACATCGGCCCATGCAACTTGAAACTGGTTGTGGGTTTGGCCATCAGAAAATAACCCCGTTGGAGGTAGCCGCTACCCGGTATTGGTCGAGCGTCATTAGGATGGATTGTATTTCACCCTCGGCAGAGGTGATTGCCGCCTCACCGGAGCCAATACTCGTGGCCGTCCCCAGGTCACGGTCTCGGAATACAATCTTGCCCAAATCCAGACACGCCTGAACCACCAGTTCGGGATAATCG